GATCCAACGTTTTTGATCTATAGACTAGTATTTGTGTGTCTAACTTTGTTGGGTTTGAATGGTTTCTTAGCCATCTGCATCGTTATAAATTTTATGCGTTTACACACTGTTATTAAAACTAAGAAAGATCCTGTTGGAAGTAGTGATCCTGAATGTATATCGTTTTTCAATGCACTTGTTACTAAAGCAATGATAGCATTTGTGATTTGGATCTTATATAAAATTACTTCGTTTATGGTCAAAAAGATTAAGAATTGGTTTATTGATCCTATCTGGCTCAGTTACCCTGAAGAAAGAAAGCTATTTGACGGTGAATTTGAAAGTTCTAAAGTTATATTTAAGAAGCGCAAAATATATTCTCAGATCAATAATGGAACGGTTGTGTTCGTGGATTCTAAGAATGCATCTTTTGGAAATTTAAGTTTCCTTAGAGTTGGTAAACCAATAACTTTTGGAACAGTAAAGACATTTATCTATAAAGGTGTTTCTTTAATATTTATGGCTTGTTTAAAAGATGGAATTATTGACCCCAAAGCTTTTTCCCTGTGTTTAGATCGCATAGAAGCAACAGAAATTTATATACCAGAAAAATACTTGACGGAAGAACTAAAGTTGTTGGTAGAACAACATGGGCTATATACCAAATATGTCTGTTATGAGGGTTCTTATGAATATAACAATCCTTATGATCAACATTTAGGAAGAAAACCCAAAGTTGTTAGTTCTTATAACCGAAAGAATACAATTGAGTCAGATTCCTCTGGTGATGAATTTGAAGGAGAGAAGAGTAAGAAACGTGACGAGAAGTATGAAGTAGAAGGTTCAGGCCTTAAACCACCAAAACGTAATAATAGAAGTTTACGTCGTTATGAAGTTGAAGGTTCCGGCAATAAAAACACCAAACGAAATAACCGCACATTAAGATCATATGAAGCAACGAAAATGTTTGATGAGTTAGTTAAAGGAATGGTAATAACATCTAGTGACGATTCTTTCGGTGAAGATGATTATGTTCCATCTTGTGTAGAAGATTCTGATATAATCGATATCACCAAACATACAGATTTTGATGAGGGTGAGAATATTCAAATCAAGTTTCCAAATGTTAGCACTGCAACTTTTGAGGGTACCGAAGCTATATTATCAACAGCTAAGTATGAGAGTGCAGTTGACCCAAACGCAAATATGATTCTGAAACGAGTTCGTGACGAATTGACGGTGCAAGTTTACAGTACTGAATCAGAGGGTGCAGCATTGTTTGGAATTGGTGTGGGAGATTACATCATTTTCCCATCGCATCTTGTTATGGATGAGAAAGAGATAGTCTTATTCAGGAGATCTACAGGAGCATGTGTATTAAATAAAGAGCTATATTATGCACGTGTAGTAAAGTACCGTAAAGATTGGGAATTATGTGGTGCTATCATACTCCCATTAAAAGACCCATTATACAAAAAGTTACAATCTGAAGTTAGACCAACACAAAATTTGACTTTCCCAAGGAGTGCACTTAACTATGTGCCTAAAGATAGTGACGTTGGAAATCGTTCATTGACTAAATATTGTCTTCAATATCTCCCAAAACAAGGATTTATAATTCCAGGCATGATCAATTATGTCAAGAATTACGAAGGTAAACTCTCAGGGATTGATGTGAAGTGTGAAATTTTTGCTATGCAAACTCTTCCTATGATGAATGCACAAACCGTACCAGGAGATTGTGGAGGGGCTGTTATGATGTTACATCCTAGAAGTACGCGAAAACTTATTGGAATGCACATTGGTTCAGCCACTAATGTTGTTACCATGAGAGATGGGTGTTTGGATAGTAGATCAACAGGATTAATTGCAATTTTGAGTTTAGATAGATTACACATTTTGACAGAAAAGACATATGTTTCAGAAGGTGGCTTCCAATCAGGAACTGGATTTCCAACCATTACATGGGCAAAACCAAATAAATATGACAATTTACATACATTAATATCAGATGACGACATAGGAGTGCATCTACCTATTGATGAACATGATTCAATTAAGTATTATGGCGATTTGATGAAGAATCAACCACCTTGTGATATAAAAGGAAGAACATCTCATTACAAAACTCCATTTTATGGTTGTTTTGCAGAATCCAAGAAACCATCTGCGTTGGTTGAATCACATGTTCCAGATACATCTAAATTGCTTAAAGACGCGAATGGTAAACCATCGATTTTAGTTACACAATTGTCTGGCTATGCAGGCAAAACTTACGAAATCCCAGCGGATATAATGGAAACTATGATATCACAAATGAAAGATTATATGATTGATGTATTACAAGGACATGCTGTGGGAACATCAAGCAACTGCAAAACAGCAATGTGGGAAGCTTTGAATGGTCAATATTTCAATGATGATTTCGATAAAGTTAATGAGAAAAGTTCTGCTGGTATTCCATGGACAAACATGGGAGCAAACTCCAAGAATGATTTCCTTGAACAAAAACGTATACTGAATATGTATAGGACGTGTGATGAAGATAGATTCGTAAATGGATTTTACCTGAAAGATGATAAGTTGACCAAATATTTTAAGCGAGTATTTAACAACAAGATGGAACAAGCTAAACACCTCAAACGTACTTTTAGTATATGGAAAGCATGTTTGAAGGATGAATTAAGAAAGATCGAAAAGGTTCAGTATGGTGCTACTAGAGCATTTATAGCTCCACCAATGGAATCTTTCTTAATGGGAAGGTTTTTATTTGGTAGATGGAAAGCAGCATTCAAGTCTAATCAAGAGAGATTGTTTCATGGACTAGGAATTGATATGAAATCGTTAGATGTAACAGATTTTGTTACGAAATTCATGCAATATAAATACTTTATGGACGTAGATTACAAGAATTTCGACCAGAACTTGTTAGCACAATTTATCAAAGCAGTTGCTGTTATAGTTGTCGAATCTATCAGACATTATGAAAAGAATGATGAATATGCAAA